AATGACAGTAAATGGTGACGTATCCGTAGATAGATTAGGCGATATGCTAAAGCACCAAATGGTTGGTGGAATGCAATTTACTCATGGACACTCAGCACTGCTAAAAGATATACAGGCCAACTCCTTGGCCGACTCAATGCCAGAAGGTTCTCAAAGAATGAAGGCAATGATTGCAGCAAGCACTGGTAGGCAAGAGGGTTCTATGGGCGCAGCAATTTTTGCTGGTATAGTTATGCCAGCTATAACAGCCGCAGCCACAATAGCCACACTGCCAGCTGGTGGCCTCCCTGCAGCAGCAGTAGCTGCCGGATTGTCTCTAGTAACTGACGGAGCATGGAATGCATGGAAGTGGGTAAGAGATAATGTGCTAGATCAACACGGTTGCTATATTCAGTACCTGTCAAAGAATGGGCAACCAATGGACGCAGGTCTATCAAACTTCCAAGGAATGGTTGTTGGCAAATATCACTCTGTCAAGCTCCTTCCAGGAATACTTAATGCAAGAACGAAAACCAAGTCAATCGAAGGCAATGCCTACATCAGATCAGATGATTTGTTAAAGAATTTGGGTTGGAAAGAAAAGGAAATTGGAGATCTTGTAAGATACATCAGTTTGGAAAATGCAATTGTTCATTCGCAACTTCTAAAGTATTCTGGATTAGGACCAGAAAAAACTGGACTCAATCAATATTTTAAGACTATTGTTTATGTAAAGCATGTTGTTGACGGTGATACATGTGACGTGATAGATGTATTGAGTGGATCAGATGAAACCTATAGGGAGTATAGAATAAGATTTGATGGAGTCGACACTTCGGAATTGCAAAAAAATAATGTTTCTAAAGATGTTGGGATTATAGATGTTAATTCAACAGCTTCAAAGGGCATGTTCTTTACTAAGGCTGCCCTAGAAGGAAGATTGGTTGTACTTAGAATTAGCCCAAATAATTCAACAATGATACTCAATGCTGATGATCTTGAGGCTGGTGCACTAGTTAACAATAGGCTTAACTATGCACAATCAAGAACAGGTGAAAAGTGGGGCAATAGCGGTCCGATAAGATACATGGCATCTGTCTTCTATAAAACAGACGCACAAAGCTACGCATCAATAAAAAATCAGGTTAGATCGATATTCTTGACAATACCAGAGACAACAAATAACACATTAGCTTTTGTAAAAGATAAGGTAAAAGAATTAATAAGTCCAGAATCTGTTATTTACACTAGGTTTGATCAATTATATGAAGCTACCCAAAGTGCACAAAGTCTAATAGTAGGGTCGGTTCCTTCTTACAGTGCTCCAAGAACGGCAATACATTTTGAAACTACCGGAGAAACAGATCCACTTAATGGCTTAAGCAATATTGAAATAAGAGCATTTGATGCACTTGTTGATATGTTAATACTACTAAAAGTTTATAATAAAGCTTCAGAATGGCCAATGACGGAATGGGATGAGTACTATGAAGATGGAAGTCCAGTGACTCTTAACTGGGAATTGGTAGTAAATGGATTAGCTAAAGTCTATACTGCTGGACTGAGCTTGACTTCTGGCCCAGCATTAATTCAATCACAAGAGATGGTACCAATGTTAAAGAATGTAGGTAATTAAGATATGTCAGATTCAGGAATTAATTCGACAGACTTAAGCAGTACCGCAAGTATTGCTAATAGTATTGGTGAGTCATTTTATCCAAATGGACAAGTGATTCTAACTGGCACCACTATGTCCAGGCAACCATATGAAGATAGAAGCCTTAGAAGCGCAGATCCAGTAAAGATACTACAAGGCGATAGTCTATATAGAAATCCAGCCTTTGCAATAAATGCGTATGCTCAAAGTACTCAGTCCGCAATGCACGGAATTATTGCCTCCATGTCAGATATAAATGACGATGTTAAAATTGCAGATCCCAATGATCCAAGAGGCGCACCATTAACTGGCGCAGCAGCAAAAATGGAAATAGCAAAAAACTCAATGCTCGTTACAAACAACGCACCTTCGGGGTTCTCTGATTCAATAAAAGCCTTAAACGACAGTATTATCAATAGCACCACTCAACCAACAACTTCAGATATGGCCTATGTTACCAGTGAAATGGGCGCAACTCTTGCAGAAAGTACAAAGGGTTATATACCATCGAGTGAACCTACAATGGTTTTAAATGGTGGATCAAGAGGGATAGCACTTGAATCTATACTGAGCGCTCAAGAAAAAGAAGTATATACAAAAAAGATTTCCGAACTTCATGGTAAAGCAAATTTTAAAGGTTCTGTTAACCCATTCACAATAGATTTTAATTCAAACGCTGAAGGACAAAATCTTTCAACTTTAGATTTTTCAATAAATCAAGAACCAAGCTATATTTCTGGCTCAATGCAGTCCCTACCTGTTGATCCAAATCTTTTAGGTAGTGGACAAAAAAGATGTTATATTTCAGCAGCGCTGATAGAAATGTTACTTCAAGCAACTAACAAAATATACATACAAGGACAGACTGGTACCAGAACTTTGGTTGGTCCAAACTTTTCTGTGCTTACTGCAGAAAATAACAGTGTAAGCGACCACGCATTTGGTAGAGGTTTTGATATTATGGCGATTGGCAATTCGGCTTCTGCTCCTAATAGATTAGCAACAAATATAGACACATACAGGCAAGCTCTGAACTTGCTGTTAACTACACTAAATGGTTTAACACAAGATCTCCACCCAGATTTAATAGTTGTACACGATCAGCTTATGACGGAACTTGGCATAGCAGATCAGGGGCTAGAGGGAGCAAATGCCGCCGTAAGAATAAAATACCCAAACCTAGGCAAATTCGTCAACTTTGCTGTTGACACAAGCCATAGAGATCATATACATGTAAGCTTTTCCCCACAAAGAGCTGGATCATTTATCACTCCAGAAATAGCAACTGCAATAACTGGGATTGAATTTGATTCTTCAGATGTTTTAAGTGGTATAAGCGTAGATAAATTTAAGCAAAACTTCTTTGGCAAACCCAATGCTTCCTTAAGTACAGACGAACTCATGGCCCTTTTGTCTACATCAGGATTGTTTAGCCTCGAAGTATCTGCAATATTTACCGCAATAGCAGAAAGAGAAGCTAATATTCAGCCAGCTGCTATTAATACGAATCGTAATACTGGAGATTTTTCTGTTGGCATGTTTCAAATAAACCTTTTACCAAAAGCACACGGCGATAAAACATTCTACTTAAAGTATAATGCATCTGGGCAACCAGAGGACAGTACCGCTTTAGGTTATAAATTAGCTTATTCAATTGACTCAGATAACAATCCAAAAACGCTAGCTGACAAAGTGCAGAATCAAGCGACTCAAGCTACTGTTGATAAAAGGGTATGGATCCCCTACAATCAAGTATGGATGTTAGGAGTGACTGCTGTCGGCTCGGTAGAAGTTGCTAAACGAGCTAAAACCAACGAACCAATTGATAGGTACATTTTTCGCCCATGGGGAGACTATGGAACAGAAATAATTCCAGGCTTTATATTCAAAACAAAATTTTCTACCGCATTGTCAGTTTACCTCAATAGAGGTGGGACAGATGCCAACCTAAGGAAGTGGATTAGGACAAACATACCAAAGGAGTCAAGAGCCTATAACTACATAGAAGGATGGATGGGTGGCTCTGTGTATAAAGAAGATGGAAGCGTATTGTAGGAGGAAATATTATGGCGTTAAATTATCCAAAATTTGATAAAAGAATTAATGACAAAATAGATGAGTCATCTTTTAAGCAATTAAAAAATAGACCAGGCACCATTATGGTTTACAACGCATCGCAGAACACTGCAACTGTATTAGTTGATGAAAAATATTCTGATTTAATTGGCAACATGCTGCCAAACGTTCCATGCCCATTCATATATGGTGTACAATCTGTAGCACCAGCTCCTGGCACAAGATGTCTAGTTGCATTTAGGGACGCAGAAGAAAAGCAGCCATACATTGTGATGTACTTTAATGAAACTCATTCTCACAAAAATGCTAGAAATAATTCAGTAGACACCGGCATACCAAAGTTTATGGTTTAATTACTATGATAGATCCAGATAAACAACAATTTAAACCTTCTGATGTTTTTAATGAAACAGCAGAATTAAAAAGAAGAAAAGAATTCTCTCATAGAGAAGTGGGCTTGACTCACCCTGATAATAAAGCATTTATCCGAATTACGGATATGGGAGAGATAGAGATTTTTGGAGCACCTGGCGTTGGCTTGGTCATCAATCCAAACACTAGAAGTATATCCATTTTTGCAGACAGTATTAAAATGTACTGCAAAGATGATGATGGTTTAAGATGGAACGAAAAGTCCTTTAATCCAGCAGCTGATGTATATAATGAGCCAGCACTTTTAAAAACTGGAGACTTTTTAAATAATCCAGCCTATTATAGAACTGGTCACTTTTTAAACAATTTGCAAAATTATGAAGAGGAACAGGTCGTTACCCCTATTACTATAATAGGGAACTACGGTCTAGGTTTGGGCAATGATCAGGGTTCAGAATTAGCAACTGACCCCAATGGCGTAACTTTTGAAGAAGCCTCTTTAATTGAAGCTTACTCAAAAACTCATACCGAGTCTGAAGTACAAAAACTGCACGACTTTATTAAAATGGGCTATTCCTACCAAGACGCTGTGACCAAAGTAGAAACAAGTGATTTTAATGAGCCAAGTAACATGGAAGATTTTCCTTGGATAAATAATGATTTGGATAAATAATGAGTGATTTTTATTTTGACTTTAGCGGTGATATTAAAATATCTCCTAATAAAGATATAGCCATGGTAGATAATGGATCCAGAAAAGACGTACAGCAGATCTATATAAGATTAATGACGGAACCAAATGACTTTACTATCTATCCAAGACTTGGATGCGATCTCTCAATGCTGTACGGGATGCCTCAGAGTAAGGT